TTTAGATGAAAAGGTTGATGACTATGGTAGAACTTTGTATGAATTACAAATCGAAGGGTCTAAAACTGGTCGTGAACTACCTGGTATTGTAGATGAAGTCATTACTATGGCAGTTATGCCAAGTGAAGAACATGGGCCATACAGAGCCTTTGTATGTCAAACACTTAACCAATGGGGTTATCCAGCAAAAGATAGATCTGGTCAATTAGAAGTAATTGAAGAACCACATCTTGGTAAGCTATTGGCAAAAATTAGTTAACTATGAAAAGGGGTCCTGAAGTTATCCCCGATTATTCAACGCAACCTATGTTTAAGCAAGGTCAAACAGGCACAAAGTGGCTTGAATGTGAGTTCACTGTGGTTGGTGGCAAGTATGATAAGCGTAAGTTTTGGCAGAATATCATGGTTGATGGTGGCAAGATTAATCCTGAAAGTGGTATGCCTTGGTGTAAAGAAATTGGCATCAGAACTTTTAGAGATATTATTAATAGCACTTTTGGTCTTGATCCAAATGACACCTCACCAGAGGCAGCCATGAAGAGAAAGGTCAATGACTTAAACGTGCTTGATGGTGCAGAGTTTTGTGTCAAGGTAGCCGTTGAAAAAGGCACTAATGGCTATGCAGATAAGAATAAAATGATGGTTGCTCTTGCTGTAAATAGCAATGAGTATATTGGTTCTGCACAAGCACCTCAAACTAACAACCAACAACCTCAACAACCAAATGGTAACAGTCCGTTACCACCTTGGGCAAAGAAGTAGGTTTCTAGGTTTCTAGCGGCAGGACTGCTTTCTCGTCTGCTAGAGTCGGTTTGGGTAGCACCGATGCCGCAAAGCTACCCATTTAACTAGGAAACAAACATGATTTTAAGACCATATCAAGAAGTAGCAGTAGACGATGCTTCAACTGCTTTAGACAAACATAAAAACACAATTGTGGTTGCACCAACTGGTGCAGGCAAAACAATTATGTTATCTGCCTTAGTTGGCAAGAGATTCAAAGTAGGCAACAAGGTTCTTATTCTGCAACACAGAGATGAGTTAGTAAGACAGAATAGGACTAAGTTTTCTAAGGTTAATCCTAACATTACAACTAGCATTGTTGATGGCACAGAAAAAGACTGGTCTGGCAACACAATATTTAGCATGGTGCAGACATTATCAAGAGAGAACAATTTAAATAACATCAATCACTTTGATTTGGTTGTGGTAGATGAAAGTCATCATGCAGTAGCAGATACATACATGCGTATCATTGATAAAGTTAAACAAGCAAATGAATCAGTAGAGATTGTTGGCTTTACTGCTACACCTAATCGTGGAGACAGAAAAGGTCTTAAAAAAGTATTTACCAACTGCTCACATCAAATTGAGATTAACACATTAATTAGAGAAGGCTTCTTAGTACCACCTAAAACATATGTCGTTGATGTAGGTGTGCAGAAAGACTTACAAAATGTTCGCAAGACAGTAACTGATTTTGATATGTCAGAAGTTGAAAAGATTATGAACAAACGTGCCATTAATGAGAAGATTGTTCAAGAATGGCAAGATAAGTCTGGTGAAAGAAAGACAGTTGTTTTTTGCAGCACAATTACTCATGCACAAGATGTTTGCGATGAGTTTAGAAAGAAAGGCATCAGAGCAGAAATTGTAACTGGCGATACACCAAGCGAACAACGTAAAGAAATATTACATGATTTAGAACATGGTGATGTTCAAGTCGTGGTCAATGTTGCAGTATTAACAGAAGGCTTTGATGCACCACCAATTAGTTGCATTGTTCTTACAAGACCATGCTCATATAAGTCTACAATGGTGCAGATGATTGGTCGTGGCCTGCGAACAATAAGTCAAGAAGAGTATCCTGGAGTAATCAAGAAAGATTGCATTGTCTTAGATTTTGGCACAAGCGTTCTTACACATGGATCACTCGATGAGGGCGTTGATCTTGATGGTGCTCAAGCAAACGTAAATGGAGCAACACCACTTAAAAACTGTCCAGAGTGTCAGTCTGAAATACCATTGTCATCAAGAGAGTGTCCTATCTGTGGACATGAGTTTGGTACTCAAGACAAAGAAGTTCTTGATAACTTCACTATGACAGAGGTTGATCTTATCGATAGATCTCCATTTAGATGGCTTGATTTGTTTGAGAATAATAGATGTATGATGGCAAGTGGTTTTAATGGATTTAGTTTAGTTGCACATTTAGATGATCTATCTGTGGCTCTTGTAAAGCGTAACAAAGGGCGTTTAAGGGTCGTTAGTGTTGGAACTAAGGAACAAGCAGTTGCGTCTGCTGATGACTTTTTAAGAGGCATAGAGGATGGTGATGGCTCAAAGAAAGGTAAGAGATGGTTAAATCAAGGTGTAAGTGTAAAGCAAAGAGACGCATTAGCACAATTAGGTCAGTTTGTTAAACCTATGGATTTTAGTTGGAATAAATATAAAGCAGCATGTTGGTTAAATTATTTGTGGAATAAAAAAGAAATTGATGCAAAGATTTTAAGCTATTACGAAGGAGATGATAATGCAACGAAGTGAAGCATTAAAAAAAGTAGATTTAATCATTAATGGACCAAGAGCTAAATCTCATGGAGACGCAACAGAAACACACACTTATATAGCTCAAATTTGGAATATATTATTGAGAAAGAAATTAAAAGAGCCTTTAGATATTCACGATGTTTATAGAGCCATGATTGGTGTTAAACAAATTAGAAACAGTCAGAATCCAAAAGTCGATGACAATATGATCGATATTATTGGATATGCTGCATTAGCTTTGGAGGCAAAAGATGGCAAGAATGGTAATTGAATACACTATTCAAGAGGAAAATAAAGTTGGTGTTGAAAACTTTAAAGATGGCAAGATGTTCGTTCAGTTTAGTTTTGATGACCACCCAGACGTTACCGCGGATAAGATGAAAGATGCGTTGATTAATGTGATGAATAAAAATAAAGATTACGTTTTAAGTATAGTCTTCATTGCTAAGTTTGAAGGCGTAACAATGGCAGAGGGTGCTCTGTATGAAGAAGGAGAAGGTAGATGGAAAAACCCACAATCGGAGACGATTCACTAAAAAATTTAACCCACTTATTTACAAGAATTGGTTGGGATAAAAAATTAAGCGATTTAACAGAAGATGAAATAATCGCAACAATATTGATTATGCAATTTTCAAAAAGGATAGATCAAGATGAACAATATACAAAAGACAGACTCGACAAATTACTTCTTGAATATGTCTACGAAAAACAAGACGACACAATCGATGAAGACGAAATACCTTTTTGAAGAAGTTATTGATGAAACCATTGTAGACAAAAACAAAAAAGAACCTAGACGTAAATATTTAGGTGCATCAATGTTGGGAGACAGATGTGCAAGAAAGATACAGTATATTTATACTGGTTGCGAACCTGATGAAGAAAAAAAGTTTAATGCTAGGACTTTGAGGGTATTTCAATTAGGACATGAGTTAGAAACAAGTATGGCTGGTTGGATTAGAAATGCGGGGTTTGATATAAGAACTATGGATAGTAATGGCGAACAATTTGGTTTTTCTATAGCTGATAATGAGATCAAAGGACACATAGATGGTGTAATTTGTTCTGGCCCTTTGAATGTCAGTTACCCAATGTTATGGGAATGTAAGTCTGCTAATGAAAAAAAGTTTAGAGATTTCAAGATGAAAGGCATAAAAGCTAATCATACTTATGAAGTGCAAGTTGCGTTATATCAAGCATATATGGAACTAACAGATAATCCTTGTTTGTTCACAGTTATTAACAAAAACACTAGTGAGATATTGTATGAGCTTGTTCCGTTCAATCAAGAGTTAGCACAATACGCTAGTGATAGAGCAGTTGATATATTAAGAGCATCAAAGCAAAATGAAATCTTGCCTAGAATAGCACAAAACAGAGATGTATTTGACTGTAAATTTTGTCAGTTTGCAGACACATGTTGGGAAGATGGTTGATGGTGACACAGAAGGTAGCAAAGTGCCACCATCAAGGAGGATGGTAATGAAC